TTCGTTTGCGCTTTCATTTGCTCTGCCTGCAAGAACGCAGCGTTTGGATCAGCCGCCTGACCTTGCTGCGCTTGAGCCTGCTGCTGCATCTGCAACATTTGCATCTCAATCTCTGGCGTGATTGGCGCAAAGTAACGGTCAGCGTTGCGTATGCCTGAAACAGCCAACTGATCCGCCAGCGTGTTTCGAATGTTGGTCAAGCTGACCAAGCCGTTCATCGGCCCGTAGTTCTGGTAAACCATCGTCTGCATTTGCAGGGCTTGGTTAAGTGCGATTAACTTGTCTTCCTCACGGCCAGTGCCGAGGCCCACGTTGATGCTCACGTCAAAGCTGGAATCCCAGACCCGTGGGTCAACTGGCACAAACGCACCATTCATCCGCATCATTTGCTCTTCGTCAACATTCTTGTGCATCAAACGAAGCATAATGCCAAACAAGTCACGCATACCGTCTGCAAGGTTGCGAACCATAACCTCAACCTGACCCGCTGCGGCCTGCACAGTGGCCTGCACAGCAGCCTTTGTAGTTGACTGCATTGCATCAGGGTCTAGGCCCATTGAGGCTCTGGAGACGCCTGTCTTGCTCTCTACGAGGCCATCTAGGTATGTCAGCGCGCCAAGTGTTTGGCCTGCGGTGAATGGGACAGATAATTCCTGCACAGAACCCGGAGCGCGCATACGCACGATTGCGCCAATCTCGTTATTCAGCACGTCATCAATATTGACTGCGCCTTCAACGATGCCGAGGCGTGGGTTGTTTGTCATCGCCACGTTGTCAAGGATAGAGCGCAAAACCGATGTGGCTGCGTCTTGGTCATCCATAACAATCTCGGCCAGTGAGCGGCCATAGAACGTGTGTGGCTCTGGGTCTATTTCAAACTTTGCAAACGGCAGCTCATCGCATGGCTCGTAATCCAGCATTTCGTATGCTGTGCCACCGCATGTGATTTTGTGCAGGACAGGTATGCCAGTGCCATCAACGTCAATGCGCATATAGGCTTCAGTCACGGCAACATTGCGCATGGATGGGTCTTGCACGTCCTCGTCTGACGTATCCATGTCGTAACCGCGCCGCTCATATATCTCGGCTTCAGTCATATCTGAGCCGCTTTCAAAGCTGTCCAGATTAAGCACCACGTCTGGGTCGTAGCCCATTGCGATTAGATCGCCAGCGCGCATGTCTGTGCGGTGAGCCACAACGTAGGCATCTGCAAGGCTGCGGGCGTCACGGTTGATGAAGAACTCTTCCGGCGGCACGCTCTCAATGCACAGCTCGCCCACATCTTTCTGGCGGCTGAGTTTCACGCTGTGGATCGGCAGCTCAATTTCCATGCCCATTGGATCAATCTCAATGGTCATTTCAACTGTATGCTCAATCACAGTCACACTGTCGTCATCCAGCAGATATGTATATTCGTCGTCAGACAAGTCGGTGAACGTGAAAATCTCGGCCTCTGGATATGTCATCCAGTATGCCTTCACGATGCCTTGCTTTTTAACCAGCGCATCTTGGAAAGCGTCATTCATCACGCGGTAGCCGTTTAGCCGGGTAAACTCATGGTGCATAAACTCAGTGGCCTGCTCGGCCATTGCCACGTCTTCTGGGCCGTTTGGCACAAATTCAACGGGCTTGGCTGTGCTGAGGAATATGCGCATTAGGCTTGGCTTCACAGAACGTACAGTATCCCGTACTTTTGTGGCTACAACCTTGCTGCGACCTTCCTCGTAACCAAGGTCAACCTCGCCATCGTAGTAGCGCTGGGCTTTGATCCGATCATCGCTGATCTCGCCCTCAACAAAGTCCACCGCGTCCGATATTGCGTCTTGGACAATGCTTTCGATTTCGCTGCGTGATTTTGGTTTAAGTTCCATGTGCCGTTGTCCTATTCGCTTGTCGATCTACTGCGGGCGATATTGTTGCTGTATGGCTTCTGGCAATACTACTGGAGCCGCGCGCTGGAGGCCAGCCTGCGCTGTGCCAGCAATACGCTCAATGGCCGATTGCAGCATTGCCAAACCGCTTTCGTCATTCAAAGCGTTGCGTACAACATCCGGGTTCTCTGAAATCAGAACTTGAACAACACGTTGACGCTCCGCATCAGAAAGCTGAGGCGCAGCCCTACTGGCCACTTTACCCAATAGCCGCATCAAGTTAATTGGGTTGGGAGACATCAAGGTCTCAGCTATTTCACCAGCGCCAATATTCATACCCTGCCTTGCCAGTTGAGCGTCAGTTATTTTAGTTGCAGAGCCTCCAGATATGGCCGTTGCGGCGGCTTGCGATCCAGCGGCGCGCTCGACTTGAGCCATAATATTTGGCAGCTGGTCCTCTGGCATCACAATGGACAGAATCCTATTCTCCTTGCGAGCTGGATCAGCTAGAGCGCCCATCATACTCTTGCGTGAACCCATGCTCATTTTGTTGCGAAATGCCTGCATCACCCCGGCTCGGTAAGCGCTAACAGCTTCTGGGCCAGCTTGGGATACTTTTGCAAACTCAATCTCAATTGCATCTGGGCTTTTTGATAGAGCCTTTTGGCCATCGCCAAATGCCTCTCTAGCAGTTCGGACTACACTCGCCTGCGCTCTTGTCGCGGCAAGCTGTGGTGATGCAACGTCAAGAGAAGCTCGCAAACCACTTTCAACGTCAGAAATAGCCTCCCCAGCCACACCCTGTTTAGCTGTATATCTAGCGCTTGCTGTGCCTTGCAGTGAGCGCCTAATTGCCTCTGCCTCTTGTATGGTTGGGGTTCTATTGAACGAAACTGCGCCAGCCTCATCAATAGAGAAAAATGGCTTCTGGCCAGTGCTGGCCAATAAAGCCTCTTCAACTTCTTTCGCCGCTGACGGCACTCTGCGCAAAGCCTCAGCGAGATCGCTTAGAACTTCAGACGGTGCGGCTTGTGTTTTGAAAGGCTCGTAGGCAGCTTTCTCCAAAGCCCTCGCCTCAACATCAGATGCCTGCATGCCTCGCAAAATGTTGGGATCGTCAACGCTTGATAAATACTTCTGTATTTCAGACATAGCCTCTTGGCGTGTCTGCTCTGGTCTGACGCGCATAGTCTCGCTCAACTGCGTCGCCGCTGGTCCGCCAGATGCTCGGTATGACCTAACGGCGTCAAGCAATGTTTTGTTCTCAGCCATAATGCGGCCAGATGCTACGCCCTCAACAATCTCATCAACAGTCATGCCGCTCTCTGAAGCAAGGCGCTGAAGCTCAGTCTCAACAACCTTTGCCCCACGATCACCCAGCTTTCGACGGGCGGCATCAATTATTCCGACCGTCATTCTCTTAATTGGCTCCGAAGCTGCGTATGCGCCAGCTCCCAAAACGGCCCCTGCTGGAGCGCCAATAACGCCACCAGTTAAGCGGCTTTCAAAATCCTCGCCCTTGCCTACGCCAGTTAGAGCGCCTTGAGCGGCCCCGGTGGCTCCAGCACCCACAATAGTTTTTGGGGCAGCCACGCCAGCGACCTTTGCGATGGTTGGATACTTTGCAGCAATTCTAGCCGCAGCGCCCACTCCTGCGCCGCCGCCGGTAAACAGCGAACCAATTAGGGCCGGAAGAGCTGCTCCGCCGATCTCAACACCCAAAGCCTCCATCGGGCGATCTGTTTGATACTCTGAAACAGCATCTCTCACTTCCGCAACAAGCTCAGAATATTCCCTGCCACCAAGTGACCTTATGGCTGCCTCGATTTCATCCGCAAATCCGAAGGTCAAACCCTGCGCAAAAGTTCTAGCCCGTTGTGTGGGAACCTCAGAGGAGCCGTTGGTGTATTTTGAAAAGTCAGCCATTATTCAAACGATCCTGTTTCAAGCCATTTCTTTTTCTCTTCAGCCGTGCGAGCGCTCCAGATAGCCTCCCAAGCTAGTTGAGTTAGCGGCTGCCCGTTTGCCGTTGCGCCCGCTGGCATTGGCGGAACTGGCATTGGGCTAAACTCTGGTGAAATTTCTGGCAAATCTCCAGTATAACCAAACTGGGGGAGAACCTCATTGGGATCAAACCCTCTGGAAGTAGCTATTTTCCCATAGTAATCATAAAGAGGAAGAACCAAGCTTTCTTGAGACTTATAAAGTCTATTTGATCGGTCTAAGAAGTCCGCGCGCTGCGTGGCTGTAAGCCTTGTGCCATCAACAACACTGTTGAAAAGACTGCGAACTCTAGCATCTACGCCACCTGCGTTCTGAGCGGTTGCGAACTCTCCCTCTCGGACGGTTGACCCGGGGTCAAGAACCTTCATATAATTGAAGATTAAGGCCAAATCGCCAGCAGCGCTTGGGTCTTGTGCCGACGCAACAATCCGAGAATATGCCTCAGTGACGCCCGCAAAACTTTTAATTCTGGGAATGTTTGTAAACTCTTTACGAAACGCAGATGCGTCCTTAAAGTCGCCACCCTCCGGAGGCGCCGCGCCATAGAGAACCTCGTAAGTATCAGGGTCAATTAACTTATCGCCGACCACAATCGGCTTCTTTTTGCCCGCAAGTAACTGACCAGCTGCATCAGTCGGAGAAATCATGCCGCGCTCAACCATGTCAGCCAAGTCATCGCGGCCTCTAGCGCGCAACATCTCAATGGTTTTATTTCTACTTCCCGCCGCAACCCGCTGCGCGCCAGATTTACGAATAGCCTCACCACCGCCGCGCAGTTCCGGCAAAATGAGGGGATCAAGCGCAGCCGCAAAAGTCTGAAACCCTGTAAGCCCAGTATTCGGGTCAACGGCCATTGCCTTGTCTTTCACAGTTGACAGAAGCCCTCGCATCCCGCCTTGCTGCGGCGCTGGTTG